GCCTCAACACAAAAAAGGTTGCCGAACTTGCAATGGCAAGAGGATGGAGATACACTCCAAGACTACACGTCGACATATTCGGAAATGCCTGGGGGACTTGATAAGATCAACACAGACAAAATGAAAATGGAGAATAAAAAATGGACATCATAAAAAAGATTAAAGAAGTAAAAGACAAGTTTGTTAAAAAGAAAGAAACAACTGTGGAAGACACTGGTAAAAATCCTAAGTTGGATGCTTTGATGAAAGAAAAACAAGAAGCAACAGCAAAAGGTGAACCTTGGGTTGCTGTGTTAGATACAAAGATTAATAAAGAAAATATCAAAAACGGGTTCTTTGAATTGGATTGGAACAATGAATTTATTGAACAGTTGTTAGATGCAGGCTATAAAGGTGAAACAAATGAACAAATAGTGGATGGTTGGTTCAGAACAATAGCACAAAACATACTGCAAGAAGAAGGTTTAGATCCATCAAGAGGTGCTGGATATATCAACACTAAAAACTTAGGCAAAGATAAATCAGAAATTAGTTAATGAATTATATAATTGTAGACACAGCCAATACATTTTTTAGAGCCAAACACGCAATACAAAGCGATTTGGATTCTAAGATAGGAATGGCTCTACATATCACATTAAACAGTATTCGTAAAGTATGGCAAGATTTCAAAGGTGACCATGTTGTATTTTGCTTGGAAGGTAGAAGTTGGCGTAAAGACTTTTATGAACCTTATAAACGCAATAGAAAGAATGCTAGAGATGCCAGAACTGAAAAAGAAGTTGAAGAGGATTTAGTGTTCTGGGAAACTTTTGATAACTTCAAAGAATTTATAGATACAAAAACAAACTGCACAGCAATTCAAAATCCACAACTTGAAGCAGATGATTTAATTGCAGGCTGGGTACAAGCACATCCAAATGACAATCATATAATTGTATCAACAGATGGTGACTTTGCTCAATTGATTGCTCCCAATGTGTGTCAATACAACGGTATCACAGAAGTTACAATCACACATGAAGGATATTTTGACGCAAAAGGAAATAGAGTAATAGACAAAAAGACTAAAGAAGAAAAACCTGCACCCAATCCTGCATGGTTATTGTTTGAAAAATGCATGAGAGGTGATACTGCTGACAATGTGTTTTCAGCATATCCTGGTGTGAGAACAAAAGGAACCAAAAAGAAGGTTGGTTTACAAGATGCATTCGACGACAGAGATTCTAAAGGATACAACTGGAACAACATGATGCTACAACGTTGGGTTGATCATAATGGTGATGAGCATAGAGTTATGGAAGACTTTCAAAGAAATGTAACACTGTGTGATTTGACAGCACAACCTAAGGAAATAAGAACATTGATTGACGACACTATAAACAGTGTCAAACCTAAAGAGGTAGAACAAGTAGGATTAAAACTAATAAAATTTTGTGCTAAATGGGACATGCAAAAAATTGCAGAATATCCGCAAACATATGCTGAGCCATTGAATGCAAAATATAAACTTAAAGAGGAGGCAACAGCATGACGAATAAATTTTTTGCAAAGCCGATATTGGAGAATAGATTCTGGATACTAGAATCTGATGGAGAAAAAGTAGGAACAATTTGTAGACAAGAGGATAGACGGTACATGTACAGTTGTCCAGATGGTACAAGAATATTTGATAATCAGCAACAACTTCAAAAGAATTTTAGTGGAGAATGGATGTGGGGTTCAACTGTAAGTGCTCCAAAAGAAGAAAATGAAGATAATTCGGTTTATGATTATCCTTCAAAGTTTAAGCCATACAACATGGTGTTTGATGTAAAACGTAAACTACCACTGTTTAACAAAAGTAAAAAGTCAAAAAGTTTATACTGTGCTGGATACTATATCATTCAATTTGAAAAAGGTTGGGTACGAAGTTATTGTCCCAAACTATTAACATTGGACAATTATGCTTTTAAAGGACCATTCAGAACATCATTAGAAATGAAAACGGAGTTGAGCAATGCAAACAAAAGACCCTATTAACACAGCAAGTCTACAACAGTTTATACAACAAGTTAAAGGTGCTGACCTCAGCAACCAAAAAGAAGTGCGTTTAGACATCAATACAGCCAAGCAAGTCACATATAGCCTAGCCACAGTGTTGGCCCGTTTAGCAGGCGACTATGAGGGTCTAATGGCACAAAAAAGTAACACAGAAGCCGAAGCAATAGAAGTCAAAGTAGACGGCGGTAATTTATAATACTACCATAAAATAGATAAATACTCATATAAATGAGTAGACCGAAGCCGACTATATTACTAGAATTCACAGATCGCAAATCATACAAGAGCGAACAGGTGCTTGCGGCTGAAGGTATATGGGCTGTATTCTATAAAAATAAGCCATTCAATTTGAAATCAGCAAATATGCTGAACAACTATCCAGGACCAAAATACAAGAAGGTATCATTTTCGAATCCTGGACATGCATTCAATCTAGCCAAAAAATTGAACACCATGTTCAACACTGAACACTTCACAGTGGTCAAATTGACCGAAGGTGAAACTGTTAGTGAATAATGAACTGGAAAGAAACCTACACCAAAATATTCTTAAAACATGCTGAAATAGGCATCAGCGAAAGTACTCTCAAAGAGTATATGCCTACTTGGTGGAAGAACACTAGAGATAAAGGTTCAGGAGGTTTGCGACTTACTGACGATGGGATAACATTTGTCAAAGACAAATTACAACTGCAAACATATGATGTACCATTTCCTGCTGATTTCAACCTTACCACTCAAACCATAATATTCTTAGACAAGTATATCAATTGTCCATACTATCTAGCAGACGATGGTGTAATTGTGACCAATGAAAAGAAAGCCATGGAATTGATGTTGTTTTCTGGAGATATCCGAAAATATGGTCTCAACAAAGCACTTTCTAGACTAGAATCCTCAGAATAAGTTATCCACAGACGCTAGAACCCGCATAAACCTTGACTTCTTCATGGTTGACTTTTGGTATGTCAGAATGTATTATTAGTACATAACAACAAATTAACGAGGAGTACAAAATGGTAAAACAAAGTAAAACACAAGATGCTGGTCTTACAACTAGACAACTTTCGCCTAACAAAGCAAAGGCAAGTATATTACACGCATTAAAAATTAAAAGACCTATCTTTTTATGGGGTGGTCCTGGAATTGGTAAATCAGATATTATTCACCAAATTTCAAAAGATATCAATGCTAAAGTGATTGATATTAGATTAAGTTTATGGGAGCCTACAGATATTAAAGGTATTCCGTATTACAATTCAAAAGAAAACAACATGACGTGGGCTTCTCCTTCAGAATTGCCTACACAGGCATTGGCTAAAAAACACAAGAACATTGTGTTATTTTTAGATGAGATGAATTCTGCGGCACCTTCAGTACAGGCGGCGGCATACCAACTTATATTGAACAGAAGAGTAGGTCAATATGAATTGCCTGACAATGTGTTAATTGTAGCGGCTGGTAACAGAGAGGCAGACAAAGGTGTTGTATATAGAATGCCTGCTCCGTTGGCAAACAGATTTATCCACTTAGAAATGAAACCAGAGTTTGATGATTGGTTTGAATGGTCAGTGGCTAACAACGTGAACAAAGACGTTGTTGGATATCTAACTTTTAGCAAAAAGGACCTATACGACTTTGATCCTAAATCACCTAGTCGTTCTTTTGCTACTCCGAGATCTTGGTCATTTGTGAGTGAATTACTTTCAGATGATTTAGATGAAAACACTATTACTGACCTGGTCAGTGGTGCAGTGGGTGAAGGACTTGCAGTTAAGTTCATGGCTCACAGAAAGGTGGCTTCACAGTTACCTAATCCTTCAGAAATACTTGAAGGTAAAATAACAGAACTGAAATCGAAAGAAATATCAGCAATGTACTCGCTTACGGTTTCATTATGTTATGAACTCAAAGAAGCAAATGACAAAAAAGATAAGAAGTTTAATGACAAAGTTAATAAATTTCTTAGATTTATGATGGACAATTTTGATACAGAACTTGTTGTTATGGGTATCAAGATGGCATTAACTCAGTATCAATTACCGATTGATCCTGATGCTGTCAAATGTTTTGATGAATTCCACGAAAAATACGGCAAATATATTACTGCCGCTCAAAGCATCAAACAATAGTGTTGAATATAGGGCACTTTTTACCGGTGCCCTATACCAAAAAACGGTTGACTAATTTACCAAAAGAAAGTATTATTATATTATGAACACAGAAACTTTAGAAATAGAAAAAAAAGAATTAAGTCCAGAACAATTAAAAACCTTAAGAGCTGAAGTAATTGATAAAATTGTGGTTGCTAGAGTTGGCTTACTGTTAAGACATCCATTCTTTGGTAACATGGCAACAAGATTACAAATTAAAGAGTGTGATGATTGGTGTCCTACTGCCGCAACAGATGGCAGAAACTTATTCTTCAACACAGAGTTCTTCAGTAAAATGACATCTAAAGAAATTGAATTCGTTATAGCACATGAAATACTTCATTGTGTGTTTGATCACATGACAAGAAGAGAAGACAGAGATCCACAACTTCATAATATTGCTTGTGATTATATTGTGAACAATACTTTGGTTAGAGATAACATTGGAGAAAAACCAAAAGATGTACAAATATTTCAAGATTGGAAATATGATGGTTGGGCAAGTGAAGCCGTGTATGATGATATCTACAAAAAAGGTAAAGAACAAATGGAACAGTTGGGTAAACTGTTGGATGAACACATTGATTGGGAAAATGGTGAAAGCACAGGTGGTGGTGGTGGAGATAAACAGGACAATAAAGATAAAAAGAAAGGTCCTTCATACTCTAAAGAAGAATTAGAAAATATTAAGAATGAAATTAAAGAAAGCATGATGGCGGCGGCACAGGCATCAGGTGCGGGTAATATGCCTAAAGAAATTGAAAGAATTATTCAACAATTCACAGAACCTAAAATGAATTGGAGAGAATTATTACAACAACAAATTCAGAGTGTGATTAAAAATGATTATACATTTGCTAGACCTAGTAGAAAAGGTTGGCACTCAGGTGTTATACTTCCAGGCACTAATTACGATGACACAATAGATATTTGTATTGCTATTGACACATCAGGTTCAATCCAGAATAAACAGGTTGAAGATTTCTTAGGCGAAGTTCAAAGTATTATGGATCAATACAAAGATTACAATATTAAGATATGGTGCTTTGACACAGACGTACACAATGAACAAGACTTTAATGCATCTGGTCAAGCACTAGACACATACAAAATAGAAGGTGGCGGTGGTACAGATTTTATGGCTAATTGGGAATACATGAAAGAAAATGACATTGTGCCTAAAAAATTCATCATGTTTACAGATGGTTACACATGGGACGGTTGGGGAGAAGATGATTACTGTGATACTGTGTTTGTTATTAATGGTCATCATGACAAGAACATGGAAGCACCTTTTGGTACTACTGTTCATTATGAATAATGTTTTCAAAAACTAATCAAGTAAATCCGTTAAATTATTTCAACTGTAGACAGTTTACCAAAAAACCTCGTGG